TCGTTGCCATCTTTTTTTCCTTTCTTTGTTTTTATCTTATTATTGCTTAATTGTCTAATAGTTTCATCCTCTAAATTAGGATCATTTTTTTCAATCGCTTTTTGATGATCGCCTATTTTTCCAAAGATACTGCTAATATTTTTCATCTCTTTTCTTGTTTGAGGACTAGCAGCTAAAATATTGTTCATGACATTTTGACCTTTAACCATTTCATTTCGGAAAGATTCGGTGGCAGCTTGCACGCCTGTCATTTTTGCAGAATTTTCTACTAATAATAAAGGAAGCCAAGCAATTGAGCAACCCCACTCTTGAACATCTAATCCTGTTTGAGGGTGCTTTCCTTGAAGCATATTATACCAAAGACATTGATGCTTGATGCATTTTTTCTGTAATAACGGGCATTTTCCGTCGGGATCAAATATAGGCATTAATCTTTTGTAGCGATTATAACGTTTGCGTATTTAACATCTGCTGCTGGAATTGTGACATCCGCTGTTGCAGAGGATAAAGAACCACTAAATGGGTGTGAGTGGCTTCCGCCTCCTCCTGTAGCACCTGAGATCTGTGTTAAATTTTGTTCAGGAGGACTACCTGACTTTAAAACTGATCCATTTCCACTTCCAATAGATCCTACAACTGTGTGAGTATGTGAGGGAATTTGAGGAGTAGACAAAGTTGTGCCTCCTACTGTACCTGACACAGATCCTGAAACAGGTTGTGCGGGAGCAGATTTGTTGGTTGTTGCTAAGAAGGATGAGAAGTAAGATGTTGTACCACCTGTACCACCACCAGTTCCTGTGACAACCGACATAACAGTATTCGATAATGCAGTAGCAGTATCCTGTGTCCATCCTGTTGGAGCAGATGCTTGATAGAAAACCATTTTTGTTCCTGAAGTAAAAGGATCAACACCAGTTAATCCTGCACCGTTCCCTACATAGGATGTTGCATTAACTGTTCCTACAACATTCACATTATTTTTTACAGAAAGATTTCCTAAAGAATTTGCAAAGAGATCAACAACAGTATCCCCTGTGCAATATTGCACAGTGTGAGAACCTTGAACGATAGCAACACCATTAGCAGCATGTCCTGTTGGTGCTACTGTTAAACTGAAAGCACCAGAGGTGTTGTTGAAAAAGATATAATTTGACTCAACAGCAGGAATAAATACGTAAATATTTCCTGTTAAAGTTCCTGTAAATTCGATTACTTTGTTAGAAGACTCAGCAGTCGGATCAGCATTATTGGATGTCAATGTGACGTTGGCTGAACCTGCAACGGACTTAGATAAGTAACCTGCACTAAAAGCATCAAGTGTTTCTAAGTTTGTATTAGTATTATTTCCCCATGTATTGGCGTTAGCGCCTGTCTCCATGAGTTCGAGTTTGAGTCTATCTGAATATGTACTTGCCATGTTTTAAACCTCTTTAAAATATATCTTTTTTAATCCTTCAAGCAACATTTTTTTATGCTGCCACTTCGATCCAAGTATTACTTGCACCTGTTACTACATTCGCCCATGGAGTCGATCTCATATTACCTAAAACCACTGACATTTCAATACCTGTTGGTGCTACTAAGGCATTGCCCACAATAGTTTCTGTGCCTTCTGAGAACTGCATTGACACCCCTGTTAAGGTGTATTTACTTTCAACAATAACTGTTCCTGTGTTAGATGATATTTCAATCCCTGTTACTTGTTCAATATGAGAAGAAACAATTTCTACTTCCCCTATTTCAAAAGAAGCAGAAACACTTGTGACATTTACATTTGCATCACCAGTAATTACTTCTGTTCCTTCGGTAAATCCTGCACTTAAACCTGTCGGAGTAACTAAAGCATCACCAACAATAGTTGGTGTTTCGCTATAAACTTGAGCATAAACACCTACGGGGTTATGATTTGCAGTAGCAGTTACATCATAGACACCAATATCAACTTGTGATGACACTCCTGTCGGAGTAACTAAAGCACTACCTACTTGAGAAGTAGTTCCTTCTGTAAAATTTATTTCTAATCCTGTAATAGAAACATTGGCATCAACAAAGTTTTGTCCCCATGCCAGTGATCCCCAGGTGCTTCTTCCCCAACCAGCATTAATTTCTGCGTTTATTGTGACAGGGGATAGAGATGTGGAAAGTTCAAAGCTTGGAAAAGTGGCAATTACATCACCTTGTTGTCCCCAAGCGTTTTCACCCCAAGAACCTTCATTCCAAGCATTTGCCATGGTAAGGATCTCCTAGGATTAGGAAATCCTTAAAATAGCACTACTTGCGTCGTTTGTTGGAAATTGAATTGTGAATGTACCGTTTGTGGATGTCTTTACACCACCAAAGTCTAACACTGCGATTGAAGCATTTGTATTCGCTGATGAAGTGTTGTAAATCAAAGCTGCTTGAGCTGAGATTGTTGCACTTGTAAATGATAAATCATCAAAGTCTACAAAAGCTGTTGATGCTGTTGCGTTAGTTTTGGTTAAGCTGACGTTTGCTCCTGCTAGAGTGCCACCGCCTGCTGCATATGTGCCTGAGTCACCGACTTCGTTTGTCGCTGCATAGGCTGATGTGTTTGCATCCAAAGTTGCAGAATCGGTATAGAGAGCGAGTTTGATTGTATCGTTGGATATATCATGATCGCCATCTAACAACTGCTGTTTGAATGTTGCACAAACTGCTTGGTTAATTGCCATTTTTAACTACCTCCTGGGTCTACTGATCTTAGAGGGAGTCGTAATACACCATCGGAATACTCGTCCCTACGTTTACGTCCCATCTGCTCTTGAGCATAAAGCTGTAGAGCCTGTTGGAACTTCTGCTCGTATAATTGCATATCTTGGGTATTTTTCAAGTAAGAAAAAGTTTCACCAAGAACGCCATATAAGAGAACCTCGGGAGCATTGTTAGATAAGAATGTAGTAGTATTTGTACTACTTAATCTTTCTGGGGTTTCGTCATACCACATTTCAATAGTATAAACTTGATCGGGAGTAGGAGCTAAAATTAAATTCGTACCGTCCCAGTTAGCCCAATATTTAGGTTGACCATTAGTAGAGCTTCCCGCATCACTACGAGTTACTGAATACTCGTCAATGAATGTTGTATCTCTTTGTTGTAGCCAAGTGATATTATTATTAGCATCAATTAGCTGTAATCCTCGAGCAAATCGAAAACCACCTTCTGGTCCCGATACATCTAAAAAAGCGTTATTAGCTGTGCAAGTTGTTGTTGCGTATCTTCTTTGGTCATCGCTATCAACTTCTCTTGCTACTTTATTTTCTACATTTGTAATAAAAACATTAATCACGGAATTTGATAGAACATTACTATCCACTTCCGTGTAGTTTCTTACATTGGTTAAAAGTTCAGAATAGTTCATGATATCTCCACGGTCACTGTACCAACTCTCGTTTTCATTATCAAGTCACCATTTACTTGAGAAGGTTGCATTCCATTGCTTGTAAATAAACTTTGGTTGGGATTTCCAACAGGGACTATTAAAGGTTCTTGTCTATCGGGTCTAGCATTTTTCAATGCTTCGGGATCCGCTGCGTGATAAGGGGGATCTAATTGTGGATGTTTCGGCTCAAAACATTCAGGACAAGTAAAAAGTCCATTCCATTCTTTTCGCAGTTCTAAGTAAGGATACTGATAGCCACATCGATCACAAATGGCTTGTGAATATTTACCCGATGCAAATGCCATAGTTAATTCCTAAAATAGTTTTGGGGTACAAGATGCACGGAAGTTCGCTGACCGTCCTCGGTCAATGCTCTTTGTAATTCATCTTCATAATACAATTTCATTTCTTGTACTCTGCCTGGATTATGTTTCTGTGCTAAATAAAAAGATAAACCAGAAACCATACAAGGTAAAAATCTGTAAGGAGCATCCGGTGTATTGGTGTAAGCACCTGCATCTTCAATCCTGGCCACATAATAATAATTAATCTGAGTATCGGTTACACCAGGTGTTTGATACAAACTAATTTCTACATTCGATAAGTTTCTTCTCACATAATATTGAGAAGGTGTTCCTGTTGAACTTTTATTCGGTATCGCTTGATACTCTGATCTTGAAATTTTGTTTAAGGTAGTATCGGTACTACCATTTCGAAAGACTGCTTCTAAGACATCACTACAATCTGCCGGAGCAGTGTAAGTCGTAGTATTGGCTACTAGGTTTTGAGTGTGGTTTGTCACCTTCCAAAGATGAACTCCTCGATTACCCCATTCGGATAATAAAAGATTCAAACTTCTCCTAGCTGATTTTAAATCATAACCTGTTCGGACTTGCTTACCAATTCGCTCAAACGACTCCTCGATAACCTCGTCAATGTTAAGATTAAAATCTGTTGTTCCTGAAGTAGCCATACTAAATTACATTCCCATTGCCATTTTTTTACGTGGAGAAATAGCCATTCCACCACTAGCTTTTTTCATCATTCCACCACCACGCTTCTTCATGACTTGTTTTTTCTTCGCCATGCCTCCGCCTCGTTTTTTGATTACTTGTTTCTTTTTACCTACCATGATAATTACCTCTTTTTAAATATTTGTTCGTACGTACGTTGCCTCTCGGCTACTACTTCTTCGTAGTATTCCTTCGGCCATTTCTCATAATAGCCTATCTTATGGAGTTTGCAACTTGCTTCG